AAAAAAATTATTGTATTACAAAGCACGTTGCTATGCAACGAGTTCAAGATTACCTTGCTCATGTTAAGGCTCACCGTGTCGGTGATGATTATGCTCTTAATTATAATCCTAAGTTGATATCTGACTTTGATAGAGTTATAGAATTTGCTGACACGTTAGATTTATCTGGAGTACCTCCTGAGGATATTTTAGATGCGGTTTATGGTCATATGATCATTGCCTACGAATTATCGGGAACTATTTTACCTCCTTCACCATTGATGCAAAAATGGTTTGATAGTAATTTAGAAATTGTTGCCCCAGAGTTTGTTGAGACCTATAAAAGGATTTCTGCTTATGAATCATTTCATCCTTTGGATGTTTCTGAGGCAAAGTTTGACGGATTTATTGATGTTCCACCGAGTGCTACTTATGATGTGCCTGTTGTGGATCCTGACGTCTATATTTGTTTGGCTCAAGTAGAAAATGAGCATCCTTATTTTACCACCACGCCTTTAGTTGGTTTCTCTCATGGAGTTGATGGGAGGCCTATAAGGAATGTCACTGCTCAGGACTTAAGAGGAGTTTGTGAGGCGAATAAAAAGTTTCATGATTATAAACGAGTTGATGAGAGTGTTGATTTTAACGACCTGTATTTGTGTTCTATGGACATTGTTCGGGCGTTGGGTGAAGATGGCGAGTATGATCCTGAATTTGTTGCTACATTAGCTGATGGTGAAGGTCTTGTTGGAGGAATAGATAAAGATTCCTCTATGGGGTATTCTAATATCAAGTTTTTTTCTAAAGAGGAGGACGGTGCAGTTCATTCTGTTCCCAATCCGCGTAAGCGAGATGCTATTCCTGCGCAACTTGATAATTTTGAGGTTTATAAATCTGAACTCAATGCTTATTTATTAGGTGTTCGAGAAGATATTCCTTATCCTGGCCCCCTTTTTGAAGCCCACAAATTAGAAATATTAACTCATTTAGAGTATTGGGATACATGTGATGAATATGTATCTGCTGATGAGGTTAATAAGGGCAAGATGAAACAGAGACTTTTTTACATGAGTGCATCTCTAGCCTTAATGGCTGACAATGTGATATTTAAGACGCTTGTAGATACTATGCGCTATTGGATGTCAGCTATTGGAATTAAGGTTACGGAGGGAGGTCTTCTTGAGATGTGGGATATCGTCTTGGGAAAGCGCTCATCCCCTCTTAAACAGAGATGGAGACGTGTTGAACGTTGGGCTTGGCATAAGCATGGTGTTGACCTTAAGAAAAGAAGGTATGGTGAGGGTGATTGGTCCTCATATGATACAACATTGGTTGCTATGGTAATGGCTGCTGCAATAGGCACTGCTTTTTCTATTTATAGTCGAACTGGTGATCCGTTGATTAGATTGCTTGCTATTACCTGCCATGGTCTTGCCATCACTAAAATAATGTATATGTATCTTGCAGATCAGTTTTATAGAGTGCAAGGTAGAATGTTTAGTGGTGTTTTGATTACCTCAACAATTGACACTGTGTATCAAATAGTGCTCTTTTTATATTATTGTAAAATGCTATTGAAAAAGTATCCTGATAATACTCTTTTGCGAGAGGTTATTGCTGCGCAAATGTTTATAATGTTCTTCTATGGAGATGATCATATAGCAGGCTGGCCTGTCTGGATGGAGCAGTTTAAGCTCGATGATGGTGCCAAGGATACTCTTGATGACTTTGTTAATATGTGTATTACTAAGTTTGGCATGAAGTATAAATTGAGTGCATCGCAACGTTATGAGGATGGAGAGGTCATAGGAGAGATTCATTTTATGACCAGTGAGTATGATGGAGTTCCTCTTGAGGTCCCGTCGCTTACGAGATTAGGTTGTTCATTTCTGAAGTATACCCTTGTTCAGATATTTTATGATAAAGAACCTTTTTTGACTCCTATTCCTATGAAGCACCCTAAAGATGCTGTTTCAAAGTGTGGTTGGAGCGTTAGTGCTTCTAAGAATATATCCCTTGAAATGGCGAAGGTAGTTGCTTTAGCTTTTTTAAACACTAACCCGGAGGTTCATTGTTTTTTGGAAAGATATCATGAGGCCCTTGCTAAACGCGGGGCTGTTTTAACTCCTGAGATTATGGAAACAATTATGTCACACCCTGAGGGTATTTCGATGTACTTGTTGTCTCAAACTTATGTAAAAGGAGTTGATATAAAATTTCCATCCCTCCTGGATAATTACAAGAAACAGTATAACGGTTATCGACGTCGTACTGGTTTTGTTCCTCTGGACAAATATGGTCGTCAAAAATTGGATCGCGACAAGAGAAAGATGTGGCGTGCTGATGATTATGTTGGTTCTGAGATACCGATTGAATTTGAATGATTGGTTTGGTGCTGTT